TTATTCCTGTCTTTCAGTTATTGCTTTATATACTTCTGCTTCAAATGTTGCAACATCTGCATCGCACGCTTTCTTATTTGCGATATAGCCTTTAACATTAACAACTGTCTTACTTACCGTTGGCTGTCCCTGCTGTGGTATGTTTGCATACATATTAACAACATTTGTCTCGCTTTCATCTACCTTTGCTGTTATAGATGCATTTAATGTTACATTTTTCTGTATTTCCATAATTTACCTCTTTCTACCGCTGTGCGGATTTATTATTGCCCTGTACCCCATCCAACATCATTATTAAATAGTGCCTGTACAGAGTACGTTATTGTCTTTTTTCCATTCTTTGTGCTTCCACCTATTCCCGATAGCGTATGTGCTTCGTTGTCACTAAAATACCATACATATGTCGCCCCTGCTGATAATTCTATTGCATTTGTCGTCTCTAATCTATGTTGATTTTCTGTTACGCAATATCCGTCCAAATACAATCCACATTTTATTGTGCCATAATCACTTGTATCATCTGTCCATATGCTTACATTTGCGATTATTAAACATGGCCCATGGAATGTTCTTATAAATAACGTTGTATTTAAGTTGTTTTCATATGTTGCCCACCTGTAATTCGGCGAATACGTTGTGTAAGGCGTTGAAAAGCTTCTGCAATACAAATCTCCTTCGCTTGTTACATAGAATGTCGCTATTCCATTTTTTTGAACTGAATATACCCATGCATCTTCTCTTGTGTTTCCTACAACATAGTCTGGATTTTGTAGATAAGCTGTATACACTTTGTCTGCTGTCTCACAATATATTGCTTTACTATCTACATTCCATTCGCCAAGCTTTGCATTGACAGTTTGAAGATATCCGGTGTTAGAAATTTTTGTACCCGAACTATCCAGAGAAAAAGTATTACCTCTGATATTAACACTCTTGTTGCCACTAATATTAATAGAACCGCCAGCAGTTAAGTTAATATCGTCTGCAATTGCTTCAATGCAGCTCTTTAATGCTCCTGTATCTGTTTTTGCTATATATGCACTCAGGCTTGCCGTTGTTGCATAATTGTTAAATTTAGCATTAACATCTTCTGGTGCCGGTGAATAGTCTGTAGCTTTTGTACCTTTCTCTATTTTTAGCTTATCTGTATCTACATGTGCATAACTAAATCTCATGTACGCCGCGCCTGTTGGAATCGGTAATGAATATCTTGCAGAAGTATTATTGCCAGCAACACCACTGATAAATTTCTTATTGCTATCGTAGAAGCATGTGGCTTGGGCATTTCCTAGATTAGTCCATCCACTTGCTATATAATGTGTCCACTGTGATACATCAATGTAGTCCGTTAAATCCCAGTAATTCCCACCAGCTGTTATTGTGCCAGTGGCTGTTATATACTTATTAGTGGTTGCAGTACTCTTTATGAACCTATTAACTCCACCGATTTGAAGATTATTTATATCGTTTTTAGTTGCATAGGTTGCTGATACTTCCAGCTTAATACTGTTACTTTCAGCACTAACAGCTTGCGTAATCGCGTTATTCATCTGTACAGTTGTAGAGTAATGGTCTGTTATATTGTCCTCTATGGTTTGACACCAATCCTGGGCCGCACTGGCTTTATCATCAACATTATTTATGTTGTCTCCAAGCCAGTCTATTTCTTTTGCGTATTCTGTTTTAGTTACATAGGTTGCTGAAATAGACTGCTTTATGCCACTTAAATCTGCCGTTAATGTTGTTACTCTATTATTAATTTCAGTAACTGTACTATTATCCGCTTTTTTGCTTATTGCTGTCGTGTTACTGTTAACCGTGGCTTTAAGACTTGCAAGCGATTGATTCAGCGTTGTGTACTGATTGCTTACCGTTGTTATTTTACCTTCTACAGAAGAGATATTCGCGTCAATATCCTCTGGTGCTGGTGTCCAGTCTGTAGCTTTGTTGCCCGATTCTATTTTAATATCCCAGAAGCTTGTAACTTTGCTATAACCGTTGATTCTTATTTCACAATTCTGAGTTGCTGATGTATGAACAAATGTCCATGTATATCGTCCCGATGTTTTACCATCTCCACAAAATACTCTGTGAAATCCATCTCCTAAACCATGAAGCCATATCGTTGCTTTGCCAGTTTGACCACCATGCCCTGTAGCCCATACGGAATCGCTAACCGCTTGCAAAGTATATGTTTTACCATTTTCAAGATATACTTTTCCACCAATATATGCATATGCATCTGCTGCATTTGTACTTTTTGCTGGATTAGCTTTAGTCCAACCTGCGGAACCAGTTAACAGGTTTCTTCCACCAATCTGCAGATTAGTTACAGCTGTCGTTATATCCTGTTGCCACACTTTAGAACTTATCTGCCCCTGTACAGTAGATAACTGTGTTCCCTGTGAAGATACTGTATTAGTTACCGTCTGCAATGAGGAATAAAGATTGTTCAGGTCTGTCGCAAGCTGTGGGGCGGATGCTGTAACGCTGCCATCTGTCCACTGTATATAGTCTCTCATCCAGTAATATCTTCCTGCAACCCATGAAGGTCTTGTATTACTCCACGAACCACCACTTTGAGTTGTGTTTGAAGTAGACAGATAATATTGCGGAGTAATTGCAGAAACTCCTTTTCCTGTTGCTCCAGTTGCGCCTTTTAAATCTTCCTTAGCCGGACACCAATCCGTTGATTTATTTCCTTTTTCAAGTTTTAAGCCAACAATCTGATATCGTATATTAGTCTGATTTGATTTATTAAGCTGAATATATGTGTATGTCGCTTTAGTATTATCGTCGGCTGGCATATCATTAGCTGTCTGAAATCTAAGTTCAAAAAAATGTGATTTCCCATCGTTTAAAATTTGAACTGCATCCGTTGTAATAATATCTAATGGATTTGCATAACTTTTGCCATCTATTGAAAAAGAAATGAAAGTATGCTTTTTCCCATTGTATATAAAAAAGTTACTGCATGTTTTACTGAGAATTGTGACATACCCACTCATAACATATTGAGTAGATGACTCATAACAATTAACAGAATCGATTTTAATGCCAGCATTTACATTAGTTCCTTCGCATATTACTTTGCCATTCTTTATATACTCACTTTTATCAATTTCTGACGCAAATGCTTCAATATAATCATATTTAATCAAATTCCAACTGAAGTTCTTTCCATCAGCGCCTTTAAATTCTCCGGCATTAGCACGATTTATAACACTTTGTGCTTTTGTGTCTGCTGAATTTGCTGTAGAAAGAGCCGTACCTGCATTTTGTTCTGCCTTATTTGCAGCTGTAACTGCTGTGTCTGTTTTAGTAGTTATTGATTTAAAAGAAACATCAAGTGTCTGTTTATCACTATCAACATATATCTTGCTGCTTTTAAGCGTATGGCTTCCATCTTTGTTTATCACCTCAAACAAGCTTCCTATATCCAGTTTTTCAGCGGATATATCAGCGTCCTGAGATACCATATCATTTCGGATAATCTCTCTTTGGATGCCTTTTGCTGTAAGCCCTAGCGCGTCAAACAGCAGGTTACCTTTCTTATCCCACACATACATGTTGTAATCAGCATTTGCATCTTTTCCAATCTGAACTCGTGTGCGTGTTCCATCGCTGATTACAATTGTGTTGTCTTTCCAACGTGACAATCCGCTTTCACTGTGTATATTCACGCTTGTAGTGTTTACATCAAGTGATGTTATCTTTTTTGCATCAATGCTTTCTATCATTGCGCTTTTTATCTGTGCATCACCTATAAGGCTTATAACTGAATTGGAAAACTCTGTCGTAAGACTTCCACCACTTGCAGAACCAAACATAAGAGTATTTACTTTCTCTACCCCAACAGTCAGGTCATTAACCTTTCCTGTTATTGCAGTAAAATCATTCGCCTTAAACTGTTCAAATTCTCCGGAAACACCTTTAAGGCTTTCTATCGTTGCGTATTTAATCTCCGCAATATTAGATTTCAAATAATTATTCCGGATATTCTCTAGTTCATTATTTATAGCTACTACCGTTTCTGCCTGTACAGTATTAGCCTTAACCCATTCTGCATCTACCTTTTTAGCAACCAGTTCCTTAGTAAGCATCATTTCCGCATATGTTCGTTCTGCAAGCTTAGTAGATGGTCCTTTATAATCTGTCTCTGTTTCAGTTTCTGTTTTGCCATAAGCTGTAATAGTCATAGCAAGACCGCCATCATATTCCTGTGTTATATTCATAACCGGAATCTTATAAGTCTCCCCTGTTTCTTCAACAGTTACAATATCCCATGGATCCAGTCGAATATCTCCTAGCGTCTTTAAGCTTGCGCCTCTATACGCAAATCCTCTTACTTTCTTGTATACAGAGTTAAGCTTTTCTTCTGTTGTAAGTGGATTATCAAATGTTATTCCCAAAGTTCCACTTCCTACTGTAAAAGAAGTATTACTGTCAACATTACATGTAAGATAATCTAAATGGTAATCACTCTCATTCTTTTCAAATGTCATTATTCGTGATTCATTTATCGTATAGCCATTATCCTCATACCACTTAATAACAATTGTTCCAGTTCTGTCTACGCAAGCAAAACCTCCAGCTAAAGAAGCGATATATCCGATAACCTCACGATAGGTATATCCTACCGGTGCAGTATCAATAGTTATTCCATTCAAGCCAGATACATTACAGGGAACGCCACATCCAGTACTTATCTCTTTTAAAACAGATTCTGCACTTGCAGGATATGTCAATTCAGATACATATACACCTGTGGTCTTCATCATTCTGTCGTAAGCCGTAAATGTTGTGGTTGCCTGGTCAAGCGTTGGATGTTCTGCAGTAAAAAAGCCAAGTGGAATATACTCATACTTTCCGCTTGGCAGTTTCAATCCTATCTCTATAGGTATCTCTGTGTTTTCAAACAACTCATTTATTCTTTTTACTGTCAGTTCTATCTTAGCTGCAACAGCCGAACCTATCTGTATACCCTCATCAGATGTGGAAGCGGTCTCATAGCTCATCTTTTTAAAGCCAGCGTCAATCCACTTACCATTTATCTTTAATCGTAAGTTAAATGTTCGCGATGGTGATCTAATCGTTATCGCAAATTGCTCTGATACATTATTATACATAGGCTTAATCCTCGATCATAAATTCAATGGCTGCAATATCCTCTAATGTTGTTCCATCGTATCTGCTGTCAGAATCACATACAGATATGTCTTCCATCTTAATCATATGTACATCAACATCCGTTTCCATGTTGTACATCTCATCAATTTCTTTTACAACTTCCTGCTCTTTACCTTCTGGGAACTGGTAAGAATCTCCATTCATGACAGCATTCCCATTTTCATCTTTAAGCACATTATTCTGTATTACTTCTGTTCGCTGTGCTACAAAAATATCTACTTCTCCTAACAATGTCTTAAGATTCTTTGCGATCGCATAGTTTACCATTACAGGCCAATGCTTTCTTAATCCCTGCAAATTCTTAAGCATTGTTGCACTATTATCAATCTGTTTAATAGTCATTGTCTTTTTCATGTTCTGCTCCTTACTGCTGTATTATAGATACACTGGCACTTCTGTAATAATAGTTACCGTCCCCTATATCACCCAGCACCTCTTTACTTAATGTACCTCTATAGCTTGTTATTGTTATATCCTGTCCATCATCATGGAATGTTATCGGGAAGAATCCGGCGATGAGTTTGTTCTTAATAAGTGCCATCTCATCTTCCTTCAATATTCCCCAATTAATAGATAAGGTCTTCTTTTCAGCGACAACATCACCCAACATTGTTCCGTCAAGTGCTCGTCCTGTAGAAGAAGACCATATAATCTCATCATCCACTTTGATGGACACAGGAGCCGGAAGCTCCTGATTGTCACATCTTAGTATCAATTCATCACATCCTTAATGTATAATCTCACATTTTCCTGTCTGCTTTGTATGCTCGTTAATCTTATCAACCACATATTTTTTTAGGCTCTTTCCATCTAGCTGTATATCAAGGTCCAGTGTTTCAAGTATCTTAAGTATCTGCTTAAGAATACTTATAGCCTCTGCCAATAACTCTGCACTAGATGCCATAGCTGCTGCCTTCTGTGCCATATCAAGTAATTTATCCTCAGGTGCAACAACTTCACCCTGATGTCTGTTATCGCCAATCATGGCAAGCTGTGGAGTGTTTGGCTTAACGTATCCGCCTTGTGCAAGGTATGGAATACTGCCAAATCCAACCTGTGGTAAATCAAACCCGAAATGGTCACCACCTATACCAGGTACCCAGTTTGGAACTTTAAAGCTTAGTTTATTTATACCTTTTACAACAGCATTAATTCCCCTCTGCATTCCTGATAGTAATCCATTAATTAAGCCAATCACCATATTAATAGGACCTTTTGCAATATCAGCAATTCCGCTAAATATGCCATCAAAAGCCGTAACTATACCATTCCAGGCACCTTCCCAATCGCCAGAAAAAACACCCTTAATAAACTGTATAACTCCTTTAAACACAGTAATTGTATCGTTCATTAAATCAGCTATGGTTCCAACGACAACTCCAACCTTATTCCCTATAGAATCAAATATAGCTATAAATATTGGTCCTAATAATTCAGATAAGAATCCCACTACAGGCGCAATAAAGTTGTTATATATTGTCGTAGCACATGTAACCACTTCGCCGACAAAGTCAAGGAAATTAGCAAGTAATGGCTGTAAATGTTCACTCCATACTCTATCAATTACATCTAAAGCATTCTCCCAGACTGGCTGAAGCATATTATTCCAAATGTCTAAGAATACATCTCCGGTAGTCTTAACAGCCGTTTTTATTCCAGTAAATATCGGCTCTCCCCATTCGTTCCATGCCCCTGCCATTGTATTAACCAAGCCAATCCATACATTTGATATAGATTCAATGGCTGGACTTACACCTTCGCTCCATAAAGAATTCCAAGATGCTTTAAATGTATCAAATATTGTTCCATTTAAAGATAACGTCTGGGATGCAAAATCCGTCAGCATTGGTAATCCAACAGAAACAAAATTTGCAAGTATAGGATATGCTGCTTTATTCCATACATCCGAAAAGACTGTATTAAAGCTATCAAATAATCCATTTAATATACTGCCATTAGTATCGACCCATGTTACAAGATAATTTGTAAATGGACCATTAAAATAATTTAACAACGGCGGTCCTAATGCTCTTATATCATTAAACGCACTTGCTAAGTTTTTCTTGGCTGTATCTGTATTTTTTGTAAGTCCATCCCATATTCTTGACATAGATGGAGAAAATGTCGATACACTCCATTTGCGGAGTTTATCTAATTCTTTCTTTGCCTTATTTACAAAATCACTAATTGCAGATGTTGCATTAGATGTACTTCCACTCACATCTGGTACAAGGTCAACACTTCCGATTCCTGAAGATGTTCCACCTGTACTACCGCTTGAATCAGAACTATCATCTGTTGGCTCTGTCAGCTTATTTATCTGGTCAAAGCCTGCAAGCGACTTTTCTATATCTTTAGCAGTCTTCTTGGCTGCACTTCCTATATCACCTACATTATCCGCTGCGCTGGATGCATCATCTCCTATACCAGCTATATCCGAACTTATCGAGCCCATAGAGGTTGATACATCTGCTCCTGTGAGCATTTGCACAAAGCTGGCAAAGCCATCTGCAACCTTCTGTAATCCTGCCAGCAAGTTGTTAAAGCCACGCAGAATAGGTGTAAACAATGCTATGAAGCCTTTACCAAGACTAGCCTTTAACTGCTGAAACCTTAATGTAAGTATTCTTGTCTGATTCGCCCAGGAATCCTGTGTCTTAACAAAATCACCAGTGGCATTGGACAGTGCACTAGTAACATATTGATAACGAAGCATTACTTTTTCCTGCTCTGTCATCTTAGCCGTAGTCTTACCAAAACCATTATTAAGTGCATACTGGTCTAAGTTCGTCTGAGTCATTACTACGCCCAGGTCCTTAAGTGTCTCAGTCTCGCCAGTCCAGATGGATTTCAGCTTTGTATATGCTTCATCTGTGCTCAAATTGTAAAATGATGCAACATCACCTGTTAATCCGGTAACATCTTCTGCCATATCAAGTGCAGCCTGTCCTGTAATACCCATTGCATTACTCATCTGGCCAAATACACCCATGTACTTCTTAGCAGATAATTCAGATAGTCCAAAGTTAGTCATGGCGTTAGAAGCCCACTGATCTGCCTGTCCACTCAAGTCCTTAAATGCCGTATCTACAACATTCTGTACTTCTGTAACATTAGAACCAACTTCTATGCAGTCTTTCGTAAACTTAGTAAAAGCTGCTATACTTAATCCAGCAGCTATTTTCTTTCCCATACCAGAAAAGATGGATGTTGCCTGCTTTGCTGCCTTATTGGAAGCACCTGTAAGCTGATTAACTATCTGTGAACTGTCTATGCCAAGTTCCAGAGCTATCTGTCCTACTACATCCGACATACTCCCTCCTTTCCGGCATTTAAAAAGACCACTTTCTACTTAGAGAAAGCGGTCTTAGCCCAATTTTGGAAGTCACTCCAATACTTATTGTAATTTGCATGATCTTCCATTAATTTTCTATTTCTTCTTAATATCCAGTCATTACGGATTTTCTTCTGTTCCTTAGTGAACTCCTTTATAACCTTAGGATCCTTTTCTGCTCTGATTCCCACAATTCTTCCAAGGGGTGTTTCAGGCATTATTCCACTAAGCAACGAACAGAACTCTGACCATGACATATCGTCTTCGGTACGCAACCGTATGCCATATTGGGACAGGAAGCTGGCTTCTATCAGCTCCCAATCATCCCATATATCATAATATGTCTCATGCTGAGGGTGTCTGCTCCTCGCCGTATGTTCCCATAGCAACCTGCATGATTGTATTATACATTTCCTTATATTCAGGAATAGGAAGGTCTAATGCCTCAATCTTATCTGAAGCATCCTTTCCAACAAGCATTTCAAGGCCTTTAATCATAAATGCCATATCATCCTTGTTTTCCTTGCTCTCTGCTTCCTGTGCCATAGCCTGTATGTTGAGAATTGTGCTCTTTCTGTTATTAACAGTAACAACCAAATCCTCTGTAATACGAATCATAGGTAACTGGTTCGTAATCTTCATAGATATATCTATTACTTTAAAATCTGTCTTTGCCATTATTCAAATCCTCTCTTTCTTTAAGCTGCTACATATGCTATATATGTTGGCTTTCCATCCGAATTTGCATCCCATTCAAGCGCATCAATACTTGTAGCATCTCCACCAAGAGATTTTACATCGATTACTGCAGGTACAAGAAGCTGATCAAGATTAGGGAATATAATAGACACCCATGTATTGCAATCCTGACCTGTCTTCATAAATCGACTTGCTACATAATCATTTCCTTCATCTCCATAGTTACGCTTACCGCCGAAAGATATACCAAGTGACTTAGCTGTCATGAGCCTTCTTACCCAGCCAGCCTGATCCATTGGATTCCATTCCTCAATGGTTCCATCTACAGATATACTTAAGCTCTCTGCATCTTTTACGATCTTAGTTTCTACTGTTTCTGGCGTGTCCGAATCCTTTCTTCCAGTTATACATACTCCAAACTGAATTTTATGTACCGGATTAACCCCTGTTAATGGTGTAGCTTCCGCGTTATACCCAGCTATCTTTGTATTCTGTGACATACTTCTACCTACCTTTCATAACAAAATTTAAGTTCTATGACCATTTCAAATATTCCTTTATCATCTGTATCAACCTCAATCGGTGCTGATACTAGCATTTCTGTAAACAGAATATTTGTGTCATTAATGTTTACGTGTTTCATATCTCTAAGCTTGTCGTAAAGCTCCTGTGCGACTTTTTCAGTCTCCCTGACACTTTTATTCCAATGAACCAGTATACTTATGGATTTGACAGCGTAAGAGCTGTTCTGTATACCTCCAACAGCCATCTGAACATTATCTCCCCTGTTAAGATGGTATACACCTATGCTCTTATCTTTCTTATCATCAAGCTTTCCACAATATACATGGTCATCAACCGCTATTCCAAGACCTGCTATAAGGTCTCTTACATCACCTATTCCTAACATCACAACCCCATATGCTTTTTATAAAACTTTTCAAATGCTTCAGGTGCAAAATTCTGCTTTTTACCACCTTTCATGTAGTCATCAAGCCATCTGCCTTTAGCATTTGCATTTCCTTCATGTTTCTTGCCCTTATCATCAGTCCATTGTGCCTGATGGAAATTATACTCTGGATGATAATACAGCCTTCTGGCGTATGGTGTACTAGACACAAGATATGCTTTTCCCTGACCTATATCAGATAAATCAACAAATGTGCTTTCATTCTGTAATGCTCCAGTATCCCTCGGCATTACCTGACTCTGAACAACATCTGTGTGTATTGCTTCTGCTGTTTGTGCAACTGACACTTTTGCTGCTGCCGTAAGCTTCCTTACCATAGGCATATTAAGCTTCACTGTAGATTTCACATTCCTAGCCATTACATCACATCCAATCTTACATAATTAACCGTACCATCCGGATTACGGCACTTTGTACCCTTGTATATATGTCGTGTTACACCTAACACCGTTATATCTCCTTTTGTAATAACTGGAAGTTCCGGTGCAATATCTCCTGGTATCAAAGCACATCCTTCAAGTTGTATAAGAACCTTTTCTGCTATTAATACTGTCTTACCGCTGTCCTGATAGTTACATAAGCCATCCCAAATAATGGGTTCAAGAGGTTCTCCATAGACATTCCTGCCTTCCTGCTCTATCTCAAGGTGTATTTCTGTCTTACACATGCTCTTTAGTATTAAACACGGGTACTTCATACTCACACCCCCAGACTTAAGCAGCACAAGCCAGTCTGACAGAGTATCTGGTATGTATCACGCTTTATAGCAATTCCATTCTGTACAAGGACATTCCAACTGCTGCCAAACTGCATTGTTACTCCGTTTAGAGAATAATTCTGTAAGACACAATTAATCATATCCTCATTCTCATATTCAAAATCAGCCATATCACAACATACATCTATCAGTATGCCCTGCTGGAACTCTGTCAGATTATTAAATCCTCTTGATGTTATACGATTAAAAGTAAGCGAGTCGATATGCCGGCTCGCCTGTTTTAATCTTCGTTCTATCTGCTCATCTGGGATAAGTCTATGTTCACTAAGGTACTGCTCTTTACTTGCATATACCATAAGACCACCGCCTATTCTGTCCTATCTTCCTTTGGTTCATCTGCTGTTACTTTCTCTTCCTTGGGCTTGTCTTCCTTTGCCTTACCTGTTTTCTTTGACCTAATAACCTTTGGTTCAAAGGTCAATCCAATTACTGTATCTGCCATAATGATTCCTCCTTAATTATCCTTATGTGATACATATACCCCAGCGGTCTTATTCTCATATACATGGCCATAAAGATTATTATTACGATACTTGAATACATGACTATCGCCATCCTGGTCCTGATCTGGACTAAAGTACTTAATATACTGATCCATAGCTGTTACAGCTGCAGACTTCTCTACACATAAGAAGTTAACATTCTTAGCCGGCTTAGTTGTCATCTCGTAATTTTCAACCTGTGTTCCACTTGGACTACTAACAGCCTTATAATTGCCCTCACTTTCTTTTGTGTAATAAGTCTTACCCGGCTGTGGTGATGTATCCTTTGATAATGTATAAGCTGCCTTAGTCTTTTCATATCCATATGAATTCTTACCATCATGAAGGGTTATTGATGTGTACATACGTGACTGTGGAACTGATATGATCTGAGAAAATCTCTTAAGTACTTCTCTTGATTTAGTTGTATCCATATCGTCCGCAAGAGAAGCTAATGTAGGTGTGATGAATAAAATACGTGATTCCATAGGAACTTCATCCTCATCCATCTTATTAGCACAAGCTCTTAACGCTGTTATTAATTCAGCTCCTGTTTCAATATTCTCTTCCTTTACTGTTATATCCTTAGTTCCACAGATTTTAGCAATACGCGCGGCATCTGTTTCCGGAATAACCTTTGTTCTTAAGAATTCACTTGATAACTTGGCAAATGGCTGTGCAAGTGTTTCATCATTATCAAGACGGTCAATTCTTAAATCCTGTGAACGTTCCTTATCGTACTTAACTGTTTCCCATGTAAGTGAAGTTGAACCCTTTGTATAACCTGACTTTCTATCAAAATCACCAAGTGCATCCATATCAAGCTTCGCAATCTTGATTTCACCGTTATTGCCTTTTCTTACTGTTGTTTCATCACCATCTAATACTGAGGTCTTTGCACCTTCCTTATACACCTCATCAAGTATTGGAAGGTATATTGTAGATAATTCGATATTATTCATATAATCCTATTCCTTTCTTTACTGCTTTGGCTTTAATCCGAATAACTTTCTTATTGCATCATCATTACCCGGATTGCCATTTCCATTGTTACCAGGAGCACCAATCTGGAAACCAGCATTGTTTTCCTGTACCGGCTTAAGTGCTGGTACATCCTTGATAACCTGCTCAAGTGCAGCCTTGACATTGTTCTCTGATATTTTCCCATCTGTGTCCTTTGCCTTACTGAAATCAGCCATCTTAAGCACATAGGGAAGTGTCTTAGCTTCTATACCAAGTGTCATTGCTACCTTTGTAGCCGCAAGCTCAATCTGAGCCTGTTCAGCAACCTTCTGTGCTGCTGCCACTTCATTCTGAAGATTAGCATTAGCGTTCTGCTGCTGTTCTGTCTGCTGCTGCTTATTCTGCTTAAATGTTGCAATAGCCTGACTTATCTCATCTTCTGATAATCCCTGCTGCTGGAAATAGCTTTTAAGCACAGCATTCTCTTTCTTGGCAGTTGCATTATCCAGCATTGCCTGTATCTTGTCATAATCAACACCAGCTGTCTGCTGATTATTCTGACCACTCTGCTGTCCTGCCTGTCCATTATTGTTACTTCCAGCGTTCTGGTCGCTGTTACCATCTCCGCCCTCTGCGAAGAGCTGTAAATTCATAGGTAATGTCTTTCTCATCATCTATCTCCTTTCTTCCGTTTACCGCCCGTCGGCATTTCCCTAAAGTTTAGTGCCATTAAGTTTTGGGCATAAAAATAGCACCCACAGCGTATTGCTATGCGTGCTTATTAACTAATATTAAATTGTGTTGCACCGGTGCAACTTACTCTATTTTCTAAAGTTCTATTAAGATGTATCCGCCATCCCGTGTATCTGACATTTTAACTATCTACCTCCTCCGGATAATTATACTTCATTAAATCTCCCTATGTTCTTATCTCCACCAAATTCTTCCATCAACATTTCCTGATGTTTCTTGTGTGATAATTCAGAATAATACTTACGTTGCTCCTGTGTAGTTGCTTCTCTTCCCTTTTGCAGCAACTCTTTATATTCTATAATCATGCTAAGCATTGGTTCTTCTAATCTCAACGCCAATCTACGATTAGACTGATTTAATTCCTCAATATTTTCTAAAATCTTCCTTTGCTCATCATTACTAATCATTTTGTCAAACTGTAACTTTAGACTTTTAATCTCATCATTATTTTGTTCTATTAAATGATTCGTATATTGTATTATACTTTCTCTTTCACTTTGATTATGCATACAACATTCTCCTTTAATACTCCACCAGAGTCTTCTAAATCCTCTGGAAAATACAGATACTCCCTATGCTTTGATAAATAATCGTATTTACTTTCCTTTATTACTTCAATTACTTCATACTTTGAACTACTTAAAACCTCTGATTCATCAGTTCCAAATAAAGATAAATGCTGCACACCAACGGCTGTTTCATTTTTCTCACATTCAAGTATAACAGACCTTCTCTCTAAATCTGTAGTTCCCCCATCTCAAATTGCAGTTCCTTTGTTACTCGTCCAGCTTTCTATTATACCGCGTCTTGGTAATTCATCACCTTTTTTCAAATTGCTAAACATTCTAACATCTGAATTGTTCAATATCATTCCTCTGCTTATACTGCCTTCGTATGTTGGCATTCTGTCAATTCCATCTCTAATTGTTTTAGCTGTTTCAGTTTCTCCATTCAGAATTGATGTATAATCACCACCAAAATACTCTTTAAGCGCCTCTTGAAGTTCTTTTGCTTTTTCATCTGAATACCCTGTATCTAACTTAATCTGTTCAAATGCTTTCTTATTAAACTTATCAAGCTCGTTATCTGGAACCTTGCCACTATATCCAGTATTTAACTGATTTCTCTTTTCCTTCTGAATCAATAACTTATTCTTTTGTTTTTGATATTTCTTTATTTGAGTATCTAAATCTTTTAATTTATCAACCAAATCATCCTCAGATACATCTCCAAAGCCATCTTCTATAGAATCAAACTCTTTGAACCAGTCATCATAAGAATATCCCTCTGTCATATCGCTAAATTCTTTTTTAAGGGAATCTATTTTTGCATTCGTGTTAGTGATATTATCTTTTAATTTTATTTTATCACTGTTCTGATTGTTTGCAACAACATTCTCCCATTGTTCCTTTCTAGCCGCATACCCCTTCTTGTTATCCAGATCTAATGAAAATTCTGACAGCCTGCCATACTGCTCCGCCATTCTGCCTGCATACTGCTGCTTCTGGTCCTGCCTGTAATCTTCCTTAACCTGCTCAAGCTCTTTCTTGGAAAACTTGCTATCAGGCTCATCATCCAGTTCAGGAAAATATGTTGTATGTACATCTTTGCAGTTAGGATGGTAAAGCCCTGCTGCCATAGCAGAAGACATAAGCGGATATGGCCCATCAGATGCCTTACCTCCACTCCACACATCATCTATGAGAATCTTTCCAACAAACGGAAGGCACTTAGGACAGGCATTAGCACGCTTATTCATGATAACTGTACTAATTCCCCATGATTGTCTCATTTCGCCTTCTCCGGTCAGATATGCACGCTTGTTAGCTGTCTGAATTGCCATCTTGGCATAGTCTTTCATGGTATGCCTTGCGCCATTTGCATATTCAATACAGTTGATACCTGCCTTAAGAAAGTCCTTTGTAGCCATGTCCACAGCCTTCTCATATGTTCCTGCGCCTGTATTCGCATAGACCTGAGCATTAAATATTATCTGTCGATATTTATCCTCCGACATTCTAAGCATTGCTTTTTCTGCCCTATTAAAATCCGATTTCGTTGCTTTAATCAGGGCATTGAGCTTCCTTGTATTCAATCTGAAAAAAGCACCCTCAGCGCCTTGCGACACCTTAGATGCTTTCAACCCTTTCTTTAATGCTCTTAATATTTTCTGCTCCTGTTCTGTTCCACCTTCCTGCCTGGCTGCAAATATCATTGCATCAATAGAGTCATTTATGTTGCTAAATGACTTCGTGAACTTCTTTTTATTCTGTGCCTTATACTTTTCCAGAGCCTTAAGCTGTTCTACCTGCCACTGTGACCAGTTAAACCCCATATCTGTCTCTTCTGCTCTGTGGCTCGCAAGATTGCGCATCATAGAAGCAATCAGCTCATCTTCTATGGCTTTAAATGCTTTCTCTATATCATAGTCCGTATTTAACATAGGCTACCTCATTAAAAGCTTTCCACTTCAAATCCATCTGATTCTGTATTAAGTTCTGGTTCTGTCATCTGTTCAATTCCCTGTTCTGCCTTAAGCCTTGCTATCTCTTCCTGTTTCCAGTCATCATCCTTAGTATCCCCATACAATTCATCAACAGACGCTTCAACGCTCATGATGCCACCCTGCTTGGCTTTGCTTACTGTCTCAACCTGGCTCTCAAAGCTAGGGTTCGCATATTCACCAAATGTCACATCAACGTCAATCTCCTGTGTTGTTGAATTATTAAGTGTATCTATCGCCTGCAATGTCATTTTTACAAGCTTCGGAAGAACCTTCTGGAGCTGATTGACAATATTATTCCTACTGTACAGCGTTGCTTTTTCCTTCTCCCTCTGTGCTTCTGCATTATCAAGCTTCTTTACATCTATTCCCAATGTAGAAGGACTCATGATTCCCTGTAAGCAAAGGTCCAATGCCGTGATATATGTAGCAAGATACCCTTCATGTGGTATTTCACTCTGTTCTCTTTCAATCTTATAATTTGCTCCTTCTGCCATAGGAGACGAATACTGTATATAAGCGTTGTCAAATGAATTTGGCAGCATAACAGCTCCATCACTTGGATTTCGAGGAAGTAAATTCTCGGGTATATATTCCTTTGTACGGTTATGTCTTAAGGCATCCATCCACTGGCTCCATGCTTCATCCAGTGCATCAAATTCATCTATCTTACTGTCATAGATACTTTTACCTCTACCTTTAAACTTCGCTGATTTATAGAACATGATCGGTATGGCCATCATAAAACTTTTATCTTCCCATGTTACAGGTCTTAAACCTGCAAGCTCCGGCACATTGCTAATATCACATTCTTTGTTATCTTTTGTGAGCATATATGTGATATATCCTTTGCCATATGTTTCAAGTAGGATATATTCCTGATTCTTAACTGTATATATTGTCTTAAAAACAACCTCTTTCACTCTGCCGCGTTCTCTTATTATCTCTACCCTGTCGCCAGGATAAAACTCTATGATTGGATACTGACTGAGATTCGTGTCTATGGATAGCTTAAATGCTCCATCTCCAACAATAAGTGTATCTGATATTGCTTGCTTTATAAGCTCTGTAAAGTCATTTTCTTCCGCTATCTTATCCCAGTCTGACTGCCTACTGCCAACGTCTACCTCGTTCATATCTGCAACAACAATACTTGCAAGCATATCAACCATCATTGCAGGTAATCCTACATGTATCTTTCTTATCGCTAATCCAGGAGAGCATTTTGCAGCCCAGAATCTTGTCTTATCTCCATCAATCTGATCATACAGCTGTGACAGTTCCTCACTTACACCTCTGTACCATATCTGATTCTTAATGGCATTACCTTCAAAGTCGAAGATTTCCTGTATATTAATTATTCCTCTCTGTGCCGGCTGCACACGCAACCATGTCCTTATTCCATCTCTTATCTTATCAGCCATAGTATTAAATATGCTCACCTCTCTCACTCTCCTATCTGTTCTCTACTCCAACTTTGTCCCTGTATGGTATCCAGCCATATTGCGTACTGTTTACCATGTGGTCATTTCCATCTTCCGGCTCACAGTCTTTATCTTCCAGCCAACTGTATACCTGCAGTTCCCCTGTGTAGTTCGTGCATGTATCTACAACATAATAGCTTGGCTCTTTGCCCTTTTCGTCGTTAAAGGACATCCAGCCAAGCTGCAAATTAATTCTGTCTATTATTGTTACTTTCTTATATGCATTATTGAATATATACAGGCATTCATGATGTTCTCTCTTATACTTGGCAAATTCTGTTATCGTCGCCTGATCCGCGTTATCAACAAATGTATTTTTTGCCATGCCGCCCCATTCTTTTCTGTTGCGTTCCAAGAAGTCTATGTAATTTCTTACTGTATCAGACGGTGCTATGGGGATATCAAGAGCCGCATTGTTATATACCTTTTCATCCAGTACTATCAACTTGCCTTTGTTGGTTATTCCCATAAAGGACATAGCAATAGTATCAGGACTCTTAGTTGAATATGCCGTATCAAGACCGCTTGTATATATTACAAACCATTCTGTCTGCTTATCGTCATATTCTCGCTTAATAAATGCCTTGGCTTGTTCTTTAGTAATAACATGTCTCTTGCAGAAATTAGAAAAGACAAGACCTGTAGCCTTGCCTCTTAATCCTAATATCTTGTTCTTATGTATCTTAGTCCCCGGAGGATAGCTCATTTTCTTCTGTTCAATCTTTTCAGGTGTCATAGATATGTTATCTTCCATCCTGAAAAACCAATACACCCAGTCTTTAATAGGCTCACAACCGTTAAGGTCCTTCCATATCTCTTCCGGCACATCTGCCTTGTACTTATCAATCGGTCTTGCGTGATTGATGTACTCTGAATATATGGGTAATGTAGGTGCGTCTGGGTTAAGTGTACCGACAAAGTATTCACTTCGTCCGAATATCTCTCGTATGAAGTCTATGTTAGCTGTATTGCACTCATCTACCCACACACAACCAAACTGACTTCCAAGTGCATTTTTCCATTTACTGGCATTATCATAGCCAAGAATATATATTATCTTGGTACTGCTGCCAGTTTTAAATTTAATGTGTGGAAGTTTATTTTCTTTATCGCCATTACCACAGTATTCCAAATTAGGGAATATCTGAAGTAATCCCATATCTGCATTGATTATATTCTTCTCGATAACGCCTGTTGTATTACCAGCTATAACATGCAGCTTCATATCCGACTCAGCTACATTCATTATGAACTTCACAGCTACTGTTGTTGTCTTACCTGATGCAGTAGAGCCTTCAAGGAATTCTGCTCTTGCTGGTGTATCTATGTAATCCCAATACTTATCACTTAGCAGCACTAGGCTCACCCCTTGCCTTACGCTGAGCAAGAAGCTCTGCAAGCTCATTCTTTACAGAATCGTTTATATTTGCTTCTATCTTATCCGTGAACATTCCAAGATGTTTGCCAAGAAGCTCCAATGCCCTTACCTTATCACATGGCTTGACCTCCAATCCGTCTCGTCCTTTCTTAATAACAGCTAAGGCACGCTTCTGTTCTTCTGTAAGTTCTTCTGTCAATACTGGCTCTACAGTCCTGTATGTAGCAGGTTTGCCGTCCTCATTCAGTATGTCCACAAGTATACCGCCTACTTCGGCTTTCATTTTCTTTTCAACTACATGTGCATAATCTGCTGTATTAGAAAAAGCTATCAGTGCAAGTTCCCTGATTACTCGCTCCTGAGTAATCTCTGTCTTGCGCGATAGTTCTTTTTGTCTTTCTCCTATGTACTGTGAAATTGTAGTATTTTGTAGTAATTTTGATGCATTTGTATTTGCATACTTTTCTGTGTACCCCGCCCTAATAGCCGCTTGTGTGGCATTAAGGTCTATAAGGTATTCATCACAGAATTTCCGTTGTTTATCTGTTAACCTCACACAATCAGCTCCTTTCTTGGCATACAAAAAAGACACCAGCCTTAAGCTAGTGTCTTACTGGGGGTATTTAATATTTAATGGATAACTCATGCAGTCCATCAAGTCCAGTTTAGATATTAGCACAGACAAAACGAACAGAGCGAACAAACTTCAAATTTTTGCTAAAAATCTTTCTACTGCCATTCTGCAGCCGTCTGCTGTGTGGTGTTTTCCCATCTTTCTTGCTACCTGCACCCAAGATAAACCTTCTATGTATCTTAATGTTATAAGCCTCCGCATTCTGCTATTGTCAATTTGATTAATACATTGTTCTATGAGGTTTATCTGCGTATCTATCTTCTCTTTAATGTCTATCTGCTGCCGCTGTCGCACTAAAAGAAGTGTTCTCTTCCGTGAATATGCCGGATAAGGGAAGCCTTCTACAACAAAATGCTGCTTACCTCCATCTCCACCGGTAACGCTGTCCTTTTCCGTATACCCTTCAGTTTCCATTTTATCAAGTTCTCTTTGTATCTTATCAATCGCGGCCTGTATTTCCTGTTTCTCCTTAATCAAATCACTGTACTGCTTAAGGAGGTCTTTTATATTGTCATTTTTCAAGTTATTCATCACCTACCCTCTTCTCATCTGCTGCCAGTTTTTCCTTATCCAAGATTTCCAAAATATAATACTGCTTATCCGGAGAAGCTCCCCACTGTGGTCTCCCTTTTCCAATCCTTAATCTGCATCTTGCTTTTATTTCTTTAGAATTCTTTGAATAGCCATTACGGAAAATAATCTCCTGAATGCCTTCTTTCTTTATCTCCTCTGGCACTGCCTCTCCTTGCAATAGCTCATATTCGCTTCTGTCTGAGAAGATACTTGACGGATATATAGTTACGGCTCCGAACAGATTCTGGAATCTTGTTTCGTAATATTCTTTTATTTCCCGATACTCTTCTTTCTTCTCTCCTGAAAGAATCATATCATACCATTTCTTCTGAATTGGCAATGTTAGCATTATGAATCACCTTCCCTTCCAAGCATATCAGCCTTGATTAATTCATAAATAATATCAAGGTATGTCCTGTAGTCTCTATATCTACAATTTGCGTTTTTGTGTATTCTTGGATCGTCATTTTTCCAATTCATAACATCAAAGTGTACATCACTCACAAAAATCATTTTTGCACCTCTTGCAACGCAAAGATAATAACAACCGCTCTTGCCATATTCACCCTTACACTTCTTAAAACCAAATTTTTCAAATTCTTTAGCTTTTACTTTCGGTATTAACATTTCCTCTCCCACCTGCCTTTACTATCTCATAAGCAATCAACTGACCTAATTCTTTCGGCTTATCTTTTATAATGTTATCAAGGATTCTGTTTACCGGGACTTGGCTTTTTAATTTTTCCAACTGTTCAACAACCTTGTTCACATCATAAGCGGTTGGCTGTCTATTAATTAACATTTGCGCTGCATTTCTTGTATCTTGTGCAAATTCACCTGCTCCAACGAACACTTCATTAAAATCTATTTTATCTGCATCAATTAGCCTCATTTTCAGTCCTCCTATTCCATGCTTCTGCTGCAAGTTCCTTTGTGATTCTCTCTGGACTTTCTGCTCCACAGTGATAACATCTAACAACATAACCACTATTAAATCCCGTCATCATTGGAGGGAGAATACCGTTCTCTTTTAGCCAATCCATATACGTTTGGTCATATGGATGCTGATAGCACATTACCATCGGTTCCATTTCTCACCCACAAAAAGGGCATGGTTTAAGTTCTTTATTCATGCTCCCTCCTGATAAACATCTCTCCATCACACCAGAAATAATCTTCTGTTGGCATGTAGTTCTTTATAACTGTCTTATTGTTACATGTATATGTTCCGTCTGCTGCCACACTCTTAGAGCACTGCTCACAACAGGTATATTCACATAAGTGTTTATGTCGTTTTCTGCTCATATGTACCCCGCTTTAATAATTCTGGACTGTCAAATGCATTACCAATCACCTCTGCATCAACCATATTTATCCAATAGCCCAGGTCTTTTCTGTAGCTTTTAGCGCACCTACCAGTCCAATCCACATAAAATCCAACATGTTCAGTCTTTGTGCTATCAAAGCAGCTCTGATAACTGCCGTATTTAATCTGCCCACATTCATCACTTAACAAATTTTTTATAATATCATTTTCCCATATTAGCCTTCCATCTTTTTGTAAGCCTGTACACAGGCATACGGTTGATGATTCTACTGTATGCATGCCAATCTTACTTCCATATTGACCAACGCATACATCATTTCTAGTGTAAACCGAACACACTAAGTTACCGATTACCCATTCTCCGTTGTCAACTCTCTTTGCCTTAAACAAATATCTATCTTTCACAGTAACCACCTCGTTTCCTATATCCCTATATCATCTATTTCCCTTGAATATTCATCATACAGACTATCATCAGTCACTAACATATTTATTAAGCAGTACAAATATCCCTGAGCATATTCTATGCTGCACTGTTTTGTCTTAATTTTATTTTTTAAAATTATGTATTCGGACTTGAAATCCTTGCCTGTGACTTCTGTCATTCCTGTTTCTTTCATTTTTTCGAAGTAAAATTTTATTGGCTCTCGTTTTTCCTGAACCATACCAAACCTCACAGCGATATTGTAAGTACACACATCCCTTTTTAGCCTGTCTGGTATTTTCTGTAATTGCTCTCTAAATGTCTCTAAATCCATCGTTGACTTATATCGATTGCAAGAGCCGCAAGCTGGCATCATATTGCTTACATCGTGAACATCTATACCCGTGAATTCTTCGGTATACTCATAATTTCTTAAACAATGAAGATGGTCTACATTAAATCCTTTTTCCGGTATCTCGCAGCCACAATATGCACAATGGCCATTGTATTTTTGATACACAATTTTTCTAATCTTTTTAGAAATAGTTTTCCGCATTATCTATTCCTTCTTTCTACTGCCATCTCTATTGTATTTATCCGCTGGCTTATAGAATGGGCAAGGCTTATCCTCCTTGGCACAATACAGTTCTTTAAGTCCTTTACAATCTCGCTGTTCCAAATTAATCATGATACAGTCTTTATTCATCCCAGTTTCTCCTTCCTGCATTACATAATGCCAGTATTACCCACGCCACTATAAAGCCGGCTATAAAACCTATTATTCCTACTGCCATACTACCTCCATATACCCATGCTTTTTAGTATCATATCTGCAAGTTTCTCTGCTTTTTCATCCAAAGTCTTCTCCTTCTCTTTTTCAAATTCTTCATCCGTCATCAGGGCAATTTCCTGCATATGCTCTATTTTGCTCTTAGCAAAATTCTCCGAGAGTCCTGCTCTAATCATGCCTCTATACACTTCCCTTGTTATTACTCCTAATTCTGCTGTTAATAGTGCGGGTGTTCCCTCCATTTTGATTCTTCCTTTATCACATTTAATCATAATCATTCTCCTTATTATTTTATTAGGCAAATCTTAATTGTCCTGTCTTTTCCTCGTTTATACTGCAGTTAGGCATTCTCTGTGCTATGCATAATTCTTTAAGATTAGCTCTTACCAGTGCATTAGGTACCATTGGACTAACAGAATTGCCACATCTCTTAACCTGCTCCGCTCTTGGATATATCTTTCCTGTGTAATCATGGTCGATTATGTAGTCGCTTGGAAATCCCTGGCACCCATACAGTTCTCTAGGTTCCAACATTCGCAAACCAATATCTACAATTTGATAATCCACACCTTCTATCGTTACTAAACCAAATCTATCCTTTGTTGTAACTGTATCAAGTGGTTGCTCTATATTCTGCCCTGTTGCATCTCCGTAATATTTAATTAAAAACGCTCTGACTTCTCCAAAATGCCCTGGTGATGTGGTTATGGTATGTAATGGTTCTCTTAAATCCTGTCCTGTACCGCTTTTATAAAATTTGCTCAAAAATGATGTAACCAGTCCGTACCGGTTTGAACCATCCACAGTCATGATTGGTTTTCTAATCGTCTGCCCTCTTACTTCTCCTTGTGCTGTCTCGGAATGGTACTGGATTAGTGTTGGCACCACCAGCCTGTTATGATCTACTGTAGTGATTGTGTCTATTGGTTTATCGACTCTGCTACCACTGCCTTGATAATTACCACCATATGCCTTATCGATAATCGGTGTAAGCGTTGGCTCTACAATTCCATATCCATGTTTACCTGTAATTGTTGGCAATGGTTCTTTAGTATCCAGCGGTCTTCTGTCTCCACCATGATTACACTGAACAATAAAAGGCTCTGGATTATCCAAAACAAATTTCTTTAAGCCTCTTGCGATTCTTTCCATTGTCTTAGGTGCTAATGGTCTTACCGCTTTTATTCCATATTTCTCTTTTATCTGTTCAGATGTATCAAATATGCTGGGGCATGGTCTGCTAAAATCTATCTGTGTATATGCTCCAACATAAGGTTTTAGCAGTCCCTTTTTTACAGCTTCGCTGTCTGCTGGTGCATGTGTAGGCTCTGGCCATACGATAGGCTTCTTGTCGCATCTTGCTATCATAAAAAATCGTTTTCTCATGGTTGGCGCTCCGTAATCTGCTGCCACAAGCTCCCTGAACTGTACTTCATATCCTAAATCTTGTAGCTGTCTCACAAACTTATCGAATGTTCTGCCTTGTTTTGATTTAACAGGATGATGCCCTCTGTTTAACGGCCCCCATGTTTTAAATTCTTCGACATTTTCTAGCATTATTACTCTCGGTCTTACAAGCCCAGCCCAGCGACATGCTACCCATGCAAGACCTCTTATATTCTTATCCTTTGGCTTACCGCCTTTTGCCTTGCTGAAATGTTTACAGTCCGGAGAGAACCAGGCAAGCCCCACAGGATGCCCATTACATGCCTGCACTGGGTCTACCTGCCATACATCTTCACAATAATGCTTTGTATTCGGATGGTTTGCTTTATGCATTGCAATAGCCTTAGGATCATGGTTAATTGCTATATCCACACTAAAGCCGGTAGCTTCTTCTATTCCGGTGGAGGCTCCGCCCCCACCAGCGAAATTATCAACTATTAATTCCCCGTTTATCATATTAAGCTTCCATAAAGTCAAACAGTGTAGGTGTTTCTATCTCATTTTCTGATTCCTGAAGATATCCAACACCATCTCTGAAATAGTCACAGCTCAGTTCTATTCCATAGCCATATCTTTTCATCTTTACTGCCGTCATTGGAACTGTCATTAAGCCTCCAAACGGGTCAAGAACCATATCACCTTCATTGCTGTATCTGTTAATGATTCTTTCAACAATATCAAGCTGCAGTGGGCATACATGCATCTGCTGCCTGCGTCTGCTCTGTGTTGTATTAAGTGTTCTCATTCTGTTTATATCATCCCATACGTCAAGGTTATTCCATGAACCGGGAGCGACAACCATAAATGTGGCTGGGAGCTTATCATTTTTATCTAACTCTTCCGCAAGCTTCACATGTTCTTCATAGCTGTATACATTGGAACGGCTGTATTCCCTGTAAACTCTCTGTAAATCATCAACACTAAATTCCTTAAGCTCATCTTTGCTTATAAGCCTGTCGCCTGAACTTCTCCAGTATCCGTGAGCGTCTATCTGCCATTGTGCCCTTGTATAATCTTCCTTGGTTTTCTTTACAGGATCATCCGCATATGCATTAGACTTATCCGTTGGAAGTTTTCTAAACAGAAGTATGTATTCAGGACAGCCTACGCCCATCTTTGAACCGTCTTTACACTGTTCAGACCATCCAAGGCGGTATGTCTGGTTATTCTCCCTGACCACATCTGTAACAACTGTTATCATTCCAAAATACTGAAAACCATGTTTCATGTAGTGTTCTATACACTGTGCATGAAACGGCTCTATTGTGGGCATTCCAGTTCCTGTAGCATTTCCAAATAATACCCTGTCTTTAACATGGATGGCTGCTACCCTGCCAGGTTCAAGAATCCTTAAAAGCTCCGGTGTAAGGAAGTCCATCTGCTCAAAGAACTTTTCTGTATTCTCATTGTGTCCGAAGTCGTTGTAATTGGCGCTATACTCATAATGGTTTCCGAATGGAATGGATGTGTGTATTAGTCCTACAGAATTACTTTCTATTCTTCTGCACTCTTCAACACAATCATCATTTACCGCTGTATAATGCTTTCCCTGTACTTTCACTGTCTCAACTCCCATCTTTCTCTCTAACCGCTTTATTTTAGATGCCGGACTTAAACCATATTTCTTTACAATATCCGTCATTTTTTTTACCATGTGATTATGATTCTTCCATTTCTCAAGCAGTGCTTCTTTTATCTGTCTTTCGTTCTCCATGTATATAATGTCTATAACAACTGTATCTGTCTGTAAGAACCTGTAACATCTATGTACTGCCTGAATAAAATCGTTAAACTCATAATCAATCCCCAAGAATATCTCCCTGTGGCAGTAACGCTGAAAGTTACAACCTGAACCCGATATTGATTTCTTTGTTGCAAACAGCTTGATTCTTCCCTGTGCAAAATCAATAACGCGCTTTTCTCTCAGGTCATAATCCTGTGAGCCATATATATCTACAACTTCCGGTATTGCCTTAAGAATTGCCTTTCTTTCAGACTCTAAGTCATGCCACAAAAGGAAATGCTCCTCAGGCGAACTCTCTACAATCTCTTTCATTTTTTCAACACGCTGGTCAATGCTGTTTCTTTTTACTTCTGCAGCTTCCTTCAATCCTGCTGCCGCTTCTGTAAATAACTGCATTTGTCCTGTTTTATCAGATGTATCCCCGTAATGTATTGGTATTTCATGCCACCTTACATCAAGCGGCGGTAATACATATCCCTCGTCGGAATATTCTGGATTTACATCTGAAGGTTTCGTTATGAACAATGCCCATGATGAAACCCACAGCCAGAATTCATCTTCCATATTCGGGTACAATGTGAGATTGTTTGCCTTAGTGCTGTCTCTCTGAAAGAATCTTGTAAGTGCCTGCCCTGTATCCATTACCTCAAGATAGCCGGCATAATGTATAAGCTCTTTGTATTTGTTTGGACTTGGCGTTGCTGTTGCTACCAGCTTGTAAGGAACATTCTTGAACTTATCAAGAAATGTCTGGTATGTCTTGCTTCCAAAAGACCTTAAAACACTTGCTTCATCTAACGATGTCGCAACAAAATAATCCGGTCTTATATCACCATCTCTTACTCTTTCATAGTTGGTAAGCACAATACTGCTGTCACAGGATTCTACTTCTTCCATGCTTCTGCAATAAACAGGTGCATCATATCCAAGAACATTCACAGCGTCCTGTGTAAATTCCTGTTTTACTCCAAGTGGAAGAACAATCAAAGCTCTTCCGCCCTCGTGATCTATTACCTGTTTACAGAATTCTATCTCCTGTATGGTCTTACCTAAGCCAAAACTTTCAAACAAAGCTCTTCTTCCACCTTTAAGCGCCCATATGACAGCATCCCCCTGGTGTGGCTTTAATGCTTTGTTAATATCTGCCGAATTTACTTCAAATCCGCTATCCTGTGCAAGTTCTATCTTGCTTTCTAAAAACTCTTTGTATGTCATTTCTGAAAGGAACATCGTACGAATCACTCTGGCCAGAGTTCCAGGCTCCTTTCTGATACTCTTATTTCTCTGCTGCCCTCATGCATTTATATGAGCAGTAATATTTACAATTTCTTTTGTAGCCCCATGTCTCTCTGCTTACCGTTATTGTGGATACATATTTACCACATTGTGCACAATAAAACCCAAAAGCATCATTGCGCTTCTTTACTGGGAGACTTCGCCTTTCTATCCGGCTTGTCCTCTTTTACTGTTACTGCATCGCTTAATGCAGAAATACAGACTTCTAAAGACTTACAATGTTCTTCAATTACCTCACTTAAGCGGTTCTTGATATATTCAGCCGCATCATCTGCTATATCTTTCATACCTGGGAGCTTGTACAGCTCTGTATATCCTGCATAATGGCTTCTGTCTTCACTTGGCTCTCCCTTAAATAAATCTTCTCCCGTAAGTTCTTCCTTAACGCGGTACATATCCAGTACCATATTTGCACCATCTTCTATCGCAAGCCCTAATTTGCCTATCTTTAACAATGTTTCCTGTGTCATTATTTCTCTCTTTCACTAATGTTTATAACTGCTGCCACAACATCTTCTCTGTTCCATTCTGTTTTTTCATCCGGTGGTGCAGTTATTGTCACCCTGCCTAATTCACGATTTATATCCATTGTATAAATCCTGTTATGTACACATATCTGATACACCACTTCATCAGCACATAAGATTTCCATGATTTCCTCTGTTTCAAGGTTTGAAGTGTATATTTTGTCTCTCAGATGCTTATTATCTTTAAAAAGCTGCTGTAATACCTGTTCAAGTACATTGTTATCCGCAGAATCTTCATACAAATAATTCTTTCCAAATGCTTTCATCCATTCTCTACGGCTGTATACCTGTTCAAAACGTCTTTGACCTGCTCTTATAAGTTTCAAATCTGTTTCTCTGCTCTTATGTACAGCTTCCGCTCCTGTTCTATGGTCTTTTTCACATAGAAACACTGTAAGCCCATACTTTTCAGCTATCTTTCGGTTTGCTACTCCATGCATAACATGGTGTTTTTCTAAGCCATATGATGTAAGAGGTCCAAAATACCCCTGTTCCTCTGCTCTCATACGGCACAAAAAACATTCCTTTGTATTCTGCATTATGCTTCTGCTCATATTCTCCTTTCTCCTCCCATAACAGGGAGGTCTGCTGCCATATTAATAGTTACTGTGATATATATACTTAGATAAATAAGTATCTTGTAGACATTTGTGGAGTAAAACACTTCTCCAATTCTATATTTATGCCATTTGTAGCCATCTTGATTTTTAATATGTCGCTGCATGCTGACATTCATATAACTCTCTTTTCAACTTTGCTATTCTCCCTGATACTTGTGTAAGATGATTTACACGAATACTGGTATTAACTGCACTTTTATCCTCATCATATGTAAGAATTGCCTGCCTCAGCCACTCCTGTTCTTTCAGCTCATTCTTGATTCTTTCTTCCTCACTGGCATTTCTCATATTCTGCCTCCATCTTTCCAAGCTCATAATTCATCCATTTACTAAACCCATGCGGCTCATCCGACCAGCTTATAACATGTCCGCGGCTTACATTTAGGTACTGCTGCCACAAATCCGCATTTTTTACCTGCTTACCTGTCTTTTTCTTCCAACCGTCCTTCTCCCACTGTTGTGGCCAAGCATTACGGCAACTGTTTAACACATGCTCGCATTCTGTATTTATGCGGATTTCACAATTTTCATGGAAACGCATAAGTGCATGTATTATTGCCTGCAGTGTTGCCTGGTTCTCTGTTACATTCTCAAGCACACCTTTGCCATTACGAACAAATTCCTTGCCATTAATAACTATCTTTAAAACATACATGTACGCTGCATGCTTCTTTACCGCTGGTCCTCTTACACTTGTTTTTATATATACATCTACTTTTTGCACTAACCACACTCCCTTCCTCTATGCCGCCGGAACTTCACTTCGTAATATCTAAAGCCCATCTCAGATATTCCGTTTTTCTCAGAATCCTTTACCATGTAATATCCTTGTTTCTCGTACTTGCGTATTGTGCTTCTCCTTGTTTTATCCGCAAATGTATTTGCATTAACTACCTGCTTTACAATTACTGGTTCTTTTAAATTCCTTGAAGAATTCCAGCGTTTTCCTATTCTTCTGCCAAGAGTTTCCTCTGTCTTGTTGGCATACTTAACAAAATACTGTGCAATTCTTGTGTAGTCATTGTCACTGTCCAGCGGCTTTACATGGACAAACCCTTTGTTCCAGCATCTCTTTAATACACGCACATCACATACACTCATGATCATGTGAATATGATGCGCTCCCTTGCTTCCTATCTCTTTAACATAGATGTACTTTAGAGGACCAATGTTCTCAAATTCTCTCCTCAAAGCTTTTAGCAGATTGCGAATATCTACTGTCATATCATCAGGTGTGGGAGGTCGGCTCTCCCTGGCATAAGTCCATGTAACCAACATTCCTGTCTCATCTGTAAAATTGGTATTCATCTTTGCCGCCAGTTTCCTTTCTGCCAGTCTCCGGTTTATGGTTTCCTGTTTCGCTGTTGTTACCTTCTCCCGGCTCTCCCTTCTTTCCCCTCGACAGTTATATCTAAGGGTGTGATATCGTCTTATTGTTATTACGCTACCTGCTATACATATTTCCTTTATGTATGGCATTAAAAATTGTCTCCTTGGTTCTTAACTTAATTAATACAATCAAGTTTTTATGGGGATTTCTCCCCATTATTTTTCTTGATATTCACATCAAATATTGACTTTATTCTTAAAATGATTTATTATGTATTCAAGTTGTTACGCAACTTGTCGATTTGGTTTGAGCCGCTGGTCCAAGCGGCTCTTTTTTATATAGTTGGCAGTCTGTAAGCTCCTTCCGGTACAAAGCTGAATATTTCCAGCAACCTAAGTCTTGTGTACCATCTGGCAGCCAGCTCCGTGTTCCCATTTCGAAGATTCTCATTAATTCTCTTGTTGTACGAAATTATCAAACCTACTCGCCGCATATTATCCTCCTTTCCTAAATTACAATATCCTTTGGTTCATTCGGATTCGTTAAATCCTTTCCCTCGTTATCCCTGAAGAATCTTTCAAGCTCTGACTTTCTTATTCTTGTATGAGGGATTTTAAGCACCCTTATCTGATTTGCATTGATAAGTGTATAAACATACTGCTTGGAAGCCCTCATGATTGTTGCCACTTCCTCCACTGTATACACCATATCCTCCGGCTCTCTCTTTATTGTTGCTATCTTCATAAGCCTGCTCCTTTCCTTAATCTATTTCTTCTTAGGTTCATGGCATAACACCAATATTGTTATGCAAATAATTGCTGTTATTGCTATTGCTGTGTAATTCATTTATTCCTCCTTCATCTTTACCCAGTCTTCTACATCTTTCTGTGTCATCTTCATAGGAGCAAGCTTGGCTCCCCAGTATTCTGACTCTACTGTTACAACCTCAATGTTTTCCTCCTGCATATACTGGAGTAAATCTTCCGGCTTGCCAAAATTGGCATACTCGGTTCTTATAATCATCACTTGCTCCTTTCTTAAAATCCTTGTATAAATGTCTTTTTGCTCCTATACTTTAATTACTGGTGTTGCAGCACCTAGTTTTAAGAAAGGAGATTCTTCGCATGAAATTGAATCCTGATTGTATTCGTGACATATTACTTGCCATTGAAAAGACATCTGATTTTGATAAAGTTTTTTACCTTGATGATGAAAATTATGATTCTCTTGTACCTGGTTATGATTTCAATACCGTTATGTATCATTTGCGTCAATGTGATTTATATGGTTATCTATATAATTCTTCTATAAGTTGCACCGGGAGCTGTTCTGTTGTTGACCTAACTCCCAAAGCTCATGAATTTATAAACAATATTCGCAAAGATACAAATTGGAATAAAACCAAGGAAGTTGCTGGAAAGGTTGGCAGTTTTTCTCTCAACGTACTTTCTCAGATTGCAACAAATGTAATTACATCTCTCATAAATTCATATACAGGACTTACTTAATGTGAAATATCTTGTTAATAACAAATCTTGAGCATTCATCTAACTCCTTATCTGTTGGGTGAATGTTCATTTTTACCAGATAATTGGATAATATAAGTTTATCTATTCTATTCTTTACCCAACCTATGGCACATACAACTGTTCCAATCAGTAGTACTATCTGCACCTCTCCACCCCCTTAGATTCACCTATATCAACTCTTTCTCCGTCTTTGCTATATGTGCTTATTTCTTTTGTTACTGTTGCAGTACATTCCATAGTTACTCTCCACTTAGTTCCGTCAAAATTAATCTGTACAGATTCAATCCCTTCTCCTATTGGTTTTCCATTAAGAAGAAATATCTTGTTCTGTGCGTCTACATATAAACTTTCTAATTTATCTGGAAGCTCTGTTATTGTTTGCGTCTGCACCTTCTCACCTCCTTGAATAAATAATTGCTTGTGTAAATGTTCTTTTACTCCTATACTTTAATCACAGGCTATTGCCGTAGCCGAGTAATCACGAAAGGAGTTCGTTATGGATAAAATATCGTTTTGTGATACTGTTGCACTCGAAACTGCCAGGGCTTTCGTTTCATCTAATATGCCAGAATATATTAATAATTCTGGAACAGAAGGCTTCGCTAAAGACTTTTCTCAGAAGTATTTAGAGGCTTATCAAATTGCAAACAAGTATTACACAGAAAATCATATTAAATATCAGTTTTAAACACTTGTTATTAATGTGATGATTCTTGCGGCATCATTTAAAACAGCCTGTGCAAGTTCAACTGACAGTCCTCTATCTGTTAATGTTTCAATTACATCTATAATTGGCTGTACATACTGTGATGGTGTCGCATATCCTCTCAGGCGATTGGAAAATTCCTTTTCAATCTTTTCTTTAATTTCTCCTGAATCAGATTCTTTTTTAATGTCCCTTTTACTTGCAGTTATCAATGCGGCGAGTGCTCTCGTCTTATCTACTATTTCACCCTCGTAAGATACTGTATCTTTTTTGACAATTTCTCTCGTATGAGCTGCTAACTCTTCAATCAATAGGTCTTCCTGCTTCTTCACTCTCTCACCTCCTTGTATTGAAATACAGGGAAGTTTTTCTCCCGCTTTCCATCCATTCTCACGATTAAAGACTTTTGCCCTTTGATAGCCATCATCATGCGGAACTTTTACAATAAATGGATTTGTAATTTTTGTTCCATCAATTTCAAGTTCTTCTTTATCGAAATTAATTTTCAAACTATTCACTCTCTCGCCTCCTTGAATAGATAATCACTCGTATAAATGTCTTTTTACTCCTATACTCTAAGCAGTTACGATATATACACCAATCCACTTATCCAGAAAGCATTGCAATCACTAGCACAGCTATTGAAAAATATATTGGGAAGTTAGGATGTCTCTCTCTGAATGGTATCCTTATAACTTCATAATGCTTAATACCTGATACTTTCATTTTCTTTATAGCTGATAACGCCTGAATAAATGTCTTTGTTCTCTCTTCCATAAATGGTTCATAACTGCGAATTATATATTTGTAGGTTTTATGCTCAATTACTCTCTCACCTCCTCAAATAGTTAAATTTCCAAATATGTGATATAATCTGCTCATCATATATAGGGGGATTAAATATCATGGTTTCTATAATTGTTGCTATAATTTCACTGATTGGCTCGTGCATTGCCATTTACTCGAACTTTATTAAAGACCTTCTTACTTCTAAAAAAGTTGTCTATAAGGAAAGACTGGATAAATTCTATATTCCCTTTTATCAAAAATATTGTGCCGGATTTCTTTCTGACAACAATTTGAGCTCACTTGGTTTTGAAGCACGAAGTATCTTTCTTGATTTATTCACGCAAAATATTCATCTAATGGATGTTCATTCACAATCACTTTATTCTGAATTCTATCTTGCTTTCCTGAATTTACTTGAAGCTGAAAATGAAAATCCAGATTTTGATTTATACACATGCCGTAATGAACTAGACCATGTTTTTAATAAAATGTGTTCTTTTACTTTTGATGAGTACAAGCGTATATTAAGGAAATGCAATCTGCCAGTACCTTTGATATAGCAAAAGCTCCTTTTTTCTCTCGTATGCAAGCTACTACTGCGTATATATTCAGCAACAAAACCACAATAATAACTAAGTAGCCACTCACTCTCTCACCTCCTCGAATAGATAATGTCACATATCGTGTCATTATTAATCAAAAAAAATAGACTGAACCGACTTTCCATAATACTGTGCCAGTTTAATCTTTATAGAATCTCTTGGGATTCTTTCGCCACATTCATACATAGACAGAGCCGAATCACTTATGCCTATTGCTTTCGCAACTTCACTCTGTGGCTTATTTCCTCTTAACACTGTTAACCTGTTGCCTATTTCCTTGGGTTGCAAATTATCACTCCTTTCATGCCACACTTTGTGGCTCAACTGTAATATATCACTTGTCACATATCGTGTCAACACATTTTGTGGAATTTTTTCTTGATTTTTCCACAATTCGTGTTATTATATATTTAAAGTAACATAAGGAGTTGAATTATATGGGTGATTTTCCTAACATATTCAGAAAAATAAGAGAACAAAGTGGACTTACTCAACAGCAAATGGCTGATAAACTTGGTGTATCCAGAAGCGCTATTGGAATGTATGAAAATGGCGAAAGAGAACCAAATTTTGAAACTTTGGAACTAATTGCTGATACATTTAATGTTGATATGAACTATTTACTAGGTAAAAAACCTACTACTGAGGTTATTCCCGATAGGTATTACCTTGATGATGATGCCAGAGATATGGCTCAGTTTATGTATGAGAATCCTGAATACAAAGTTCTCTTTGACGCTTCTCGCAAGGTTAAGAAAGAAGATATCGACTTTGTTAAGCAGATGATAGATAGAATGTCAAATAAAGGGGATGATTAATATTACTACTAATGTTATTTACGCAGATATGCCTCCTACAATAAAGGCATACACTGTTAATAATAATGATGATTCTTTTACAATCGTGCTTAATTCTCGGCTAAACCGAGAACAACATCTTAAATCATATCATCATGAATTAACACACATTGAAAATGGAGATTATGACAGACAGTGCAAAGATGTTGATATGATTGAAATATATGCTCACAACATAAATTAAACATTGAAAGGGGGGAGAATGCTTTATATGCTTATAGATAAGAAAGAGCTAAAATCTTTAAAAAAGGCTGCAAAATTTTTAACTAACAATAAATTTTATATTACGCTCTCATACATAAATGGTCTTCAGTATGAACGCCAAATAACTTGTAATGTTGGAATGTTTGAAGATAAATTGTTTATAGATTTCTTTGGTGGAAACAAATATATTTATTCTACTCATGAAATAAATAATGTATTTCTCTCTTTAAAATACATCGTTATAGAATTTATTGATAATTCTTTTATAGTTTTTTCTTCTTCTGATAACAACCTATTAAAGATATATAATACATTAGTTATGCAATATAATATACCTTCTGTCCAAAAAGATATTAAAAATTTTGTTGCCAACTTGAATTATTCAACAATATCTCAGCAACCCATTAATGAACCTACAGAATATTCTGATAAAACAGACTGCTCTTCATCAATATCAAATAATTTGGATGCACCGCAAACAAAAGATGCTCACATAGTTTTCCCAGATTGGTATATATCAATCTGCTTTGGAAAATCCTCTTCGGAAAATTACATGAAAGCTGTCACTCTTGCCAAGCAGGCTCCGCAATATCATACTCAAACGGATAATGGAATCATTCTTCATCAGGCTATATACTCGAGTGCTCCACAAGAATATCTCGCTTTTATAAGCTTATATGAATTGGTTAGCACATGGAAATCCAGTTTTACTATAATAAACGGGAAAGTCATTGACAGAAAGATAATAGGTAAGTTGAATTATTGTTATGGTGATAAATGCCGTAGTGGTGACCCACATTTTTGTTATGGTGCTAGTTATATGACCGAAAATCCTTTTGGTTGTCACAGATTGCAAGTAAGTGCAGCCAATAATCCTTGGTGGTCATTCTATCGGAGAGTAGGAAATAATTATATTTTGAATCAAATGGAACTAAAAAAGAGGATTGATTCATATGCTTCTGTTTATTATTTATGTCCATGCTTTAATTATCAACAAATAATTCAAGCATACAACTCTCTTCCGGTAAGATTAACACAATATCAATATAATAGATTATCTGCTAGTAACTGGGGATTAAGAATGTGATATTCCAGATGCAGAACAGTATAGAGAAAGTCTGAAAATGAGACAATAAATTAAAACCATGTACAATCAATATTGACACCAAATTATAATACAAGTAAACTAATCTCGAACGTACTCTGGTGTCCTTCGGGTCCAGAGTCTTTTTTATACCATAACAGTATTATTACCGAGATGGTTTTACAATAAATAAAAGCTCCTGTGCTGGAACACAAGAGCTTTTACCACGATACTTACATAGGCAGTGCCTATGATATAATACCGCCCTGAACAAGCCATATTATATCATTCCGAACACCGCTTTTGCAAGTAGGTGTATTTTTTATACCCATTTTTACTGTTGCACTGGTGCAACTTCCACAAAAACAGAAAGGAATGATTAATATGAAAAAGAAAATATCTAAGGTCCTTACATATAAGCGTGGCAATCTGTGGGCTTACCGTTTCGAATCTGCACCTGTAGATGGCAAAAGGAAGTGGATTACCAAGAGCGGATTTAAGAACCAATCTGAGGCATATGAAGCCGGTATGGCAGCATACACACAATATAAACAGACTGGCAAGAGCTTCACTCCATCTAATATCTCTGTATCTGATTACATGGATTACTGGATTGATAATTACTGCAAGGTTAATCTAAAGGCTAATACAGCATCAACTTATAAAAAGAAAATTGATTTATATATAAAACCGGCTATTGGTTCGTATTATCTTAAAGACATAGAGCCAAGCCTTCTCCAGGAGCTTATAAATAATCTTTTTAATACCGGAATGTCAAGAAACTCTCTCGGAAATGTTAAGGGGATTCTTACTAAGTCATTTGCCTACGCAAAGACTACTGCAAGATTTATTAATGATGATCCTTCTGCTACTATTTCTCTTCCACTTCCAAGAGCAAAGGCAGAGGTTAAAACCAAAAAGAAAATAAGAGTTGTATGGACTGATGAGCAGCTTGATACTGTCTTTAAAACATTTGCACAGGGCCATATATATCATATGCCGCTCCTGCTCGCTTATAGGTGCGGTATGCGTCTGGGTGAGATATTTGGTCTTATGTGGGATGATATAGACTTTGATAAAGGAATATTAAGCATTAACAGACAGGTACAGAACCATAATGATAAATGGTATCTGGAAAATCCTAAATATGATTCATTTCGTACCATAGAACTTGATGATATAACGCTTTCAGAGCTTAAAAGGATGTACGAACATGAAAAGGAATGTGAACAGTACTATAATGAATATTACAATTATATCTACTGTGAGACACTTGAAGATGACTCTAAGAGACTTACTTATGAGCCGGCTGGCGAATCAATACATATGGTGCTTGTAAGAGATGATGGCTCATGGATCCAACCAAGAACCATGATGCACTGTTTTAATGTTATTCATCACAAGCTTGGCTTCACTGAGCTTGATTTTCATTCTCTCCGGCACACACACGCTTCCAATTTACTTGCCAAAGGAGCTGATGTTAAATATGTACAAGAGCGTCTGGGACATAAAAATGTAGCAACCACTCTTGATATATACGCCCATGTCACAGAAACCATGCGTGAGCGCAACAAGGACATATTAAATACACTATAA